AGGAATGAAAAAGAAGAAATGAAAACTGGACTTTACTCCAATATTAATGCTAAACGCAAACGCATTGCCGCTGGCAGCGGTGAGAAGATGAGGAAGGTTGGAAGCAAAGGCGCACCAACCGCAAAAGCATTCAAACAATCAGCAAAAACAGCAAAGAAAAAATGAAAAAAGAAACTGGTAAAAAATGTTGTGGCAAACAAAAGGGTTGCAACAAGAAGATGCACGAAAAAATGGAATCAAAAGCCATGAAAAACATGGAACGTAAGCGTGGTAAGAAATCTTAGTTATAACAAGTTTAGTGCGGTTTATAATAAACTTATAATATATGGAAAAGAGATTCACGAAAGTAGTCAAGAACGCTAAGACTGGCAGAACTAAGACTGTGAAGTATGGTCAAGCTGGTAAGGCTAAAGATGGCAAGGATCGTATTCAACCACTCACAAAAAAAGCGGACGCATATTGTGCCCGCTCAGCTAAGATTAAAGGAGACTGGAAAAGTGATCCTAATTCACCAAATAACTTAAGTCGCCGCAAATGGAAGTGCAAGGGTAGCAAGTCAATGAAATGAAAATCAACGGCAAAGACACAGAAGGTAATGTTGACCAAGACGATGCCAGAGTAGGGTGGAAGTATCCACTTAACTCAAAGCAAATAAGTAAAGCTTGTGAAGACTTCTTCAAAAAACGTGGAATGAAGCAATACACGCTTACTGGTAAACTAAAAACTAAATGATCTGTCCTAAATGTGATTCACCTACAGAAGTCATCAATAGCAGAAAGAAAGATGGCAATGTAGTAAGAAGGAGGCTTTGCGCCTGCGGGGAAAGGTTCTCAACCAAAGAAGTAATTGTAGATTCTAAGCAAGTTAATTTTAAGAAAGTAATTAAAGCACTATCCATGACTAAAGCAGTCACTGGAGAATGGACAATCAAAGTAGATGAAGACACGCCTACATGGGCAAAAAAGATGTTACTTAATTTATAACTATCGTAAACGATAATGAACTGGGACGAATACGCAATGAGTATAGCTGAGGTAGTAGCTAAGAAGTCAAAAGACCCATGGCATAAGGTAGGCGCGGTAGTTCTTAGAGAAGATAACTCCATAGCCTCAGTAGGGTATAACGGATTCCCTCAAGGCCAAGAAGAAGACTGGTCATCCAGAGAAGAGAGATCAAAGTATGTAATCCACGCAGAGCAGAACGCACTCAGATATACCAGTCCCGGCGAAGGAAAGACACTGGTATCCACCCTACTCCCATGTAGAGACTGCCTAAAGACCATAGCCGCCTATAAGATAAAGAGAGTCCTCTACAAAGAAATCTACAAATCCGATTCCATAGCCTTAGAGATAGCAGAAAAAATGGGAGTCACACTAATCCAATTTCAAAAAGAAAAACTATCCTCCCACTGGGATCACTCAACCAAACCATCTATGTTCGTAGTAAAACGGGGATCAGAAGAAATCCACCGAGGAACCTACCCAAACGGAGCAAAACTACTATGACAGACGAAATCATGGCTCTAACATTAGCATGGTCTATCATAGTAGCCTGCTTCATTATAGAGATAATAACCAAAGAATAATTTTGAGAGCAATAACGTGGTATTGTGGCGGCTCGTAGGGTCGATCTGGTCAAAGTGAACACCATTCCCGTAATCACATAAAACGGGAACTCTCATTAATAATAATATGAAACAAGAACAAGAAATACTCCAACTAATCAAAGACACAGTAGATAAATTCAAATCTGAAGATGAACACAAAGACAGGATGTTCAACCTCGGAGAGATAACCGATAACAGAGGAAACCGCCAAAGGGTATGGCTAACCTTCACATCAACCAATATGAAACTAAAAAATAGAGAACTCTAATTATCGGTAACGATAATACAGTTGTCCGGAAATACCAGACAACTCAGCATAAGACCTACCATAAGACTTTAGGGATAGCATAAGACTTTAGCATAAGACTTATCATAGGGTAGCATAATCAGGCGTATAGTCAAAAAAAGCAGTTTTTATGGGGAGAGGGGTTTTCCGCATTGGGATCGCGCGAGTTGGGCATGGTGGGGCAGGGGCCGGGGGCCGTCCATCCTCCATAGAAAAAGAGATTTCTTAGAGCCATGGCCATGCTTGCCAGTGTGCAGCCTTGCCAATGATGAGAGATGACAGCGTGCAGCGTGCAACGTAGCGTTGTTGTATGCGTTGCCAATGATGCGAGTCGATAGCCGATTGATTGGCGATGATGGCCGGGCTTATTGAGACAGCGAATGGCCTCAGTATCTCCTACTGATTTTATCGGATGTTATCAGTCGCAAGAAGGATCAGGCTATAATGCAAGCAACTTGCAATAATCTTTGCGCGAGGATGCCACAGGATCGCTTTGTTTTGATAGAGTGGAATAGTGGCATGGGGTGAAAATGGGGTGAATCGCTATTTGAGGAGATAGCCAGAAAAGGGGAATCGCATCGCCAGAATTAGCCAGCGGATTTGATAAGATGAAACGTATTTTCAAACTTGGCATAGGATTTGCTTATTGAGTTTTCATTTTTTAATGAAATGTCATTCACTTTATTCATTTCATTCAATCTTTTCATTTATTAATGAAAATTGAATTGGCACGAAGTTTGCTTGCCCCTAATCTAAAAATAATAAATAAAAATCTATTGACATCTTGTCTATTCTTTGCGAGAGTGTGCGAGTGCTGGCTACGGATGCCCTTAGAATAAGGCTCTGCGGACTGAATCACAAATTGCTCTTTGACTAAAAAAACTTTTCGCGCTGGTAGAATGCCAGTGTGAATCAACCTAAAAATGAACATGACTAAAAATCAAATTCACGCCTTAAAGATGAAACTCGCATCATTGAATATTAAATTGATTGATGCGAAAGCCGCCAACAAACCAACACTTGAATTACAAGCCGCCTTTGATGCCCTTGCAAAACTAATCGCAAACCAAAAGTAAAAAGCCCCATATGAACACCAAAAAATCAGACGACATCATTTGCCTTATCGGCCTCATTGTCATTCTTGGAATGATCGCGGTCTTCACTTTGAAACTACAAACAAGTTTCCCCTTAAACTAAACCTAAAAAGAAAATCCTAATATGACAACAACGAAAAAAACACCTGCCGAGATAGCTGCTTACTTTGTGGCACACTGCCGGAAAAACGAGATCATCATTGAACGCTGTGAAAATATCCTGACACTCACAAAACGGATTTCTATTGGCGATAAATTAGCATTTGCAAACGCTGAATCAGATTGCTCTATTATTTATTCACTGCCGGGGGCCTGTGGTTCAGTGTGGGGCACGGATGGAGCTTCTATTGGCGGCATGGCCGCTCTTAATAGTGGCCGCTTTCGTTTGAATCGCTCTGGTGTTCAGAAACGAGTTTTAAAAGCTATCCGTGAAGTTTCCCGATAAATCGAAACGGGAGTTTTCCCGTCTTCACACTGTGGCAGGTGTGAACTGATGAGATTGCCAAACCTAAAACACAAAATAATAACATGAATCGTATCACTAAAAAACAACTCGTTGCACGCATTGAAACAATCAATTCAATACTCAACCGTCCTTTGACTCCATACACTCGCACAGATGACAAGCTTGCGGCTAACATTGGCAACTTTAGCCTGTCGCAAGCGTATGGCGGATATGGAGTGCATTTGATGGTAAATGATGGCGGCGGGGTTTCTTGCCCTATTTGGGACGGGCACGTTTCAGCTCGTGAAGCTTATGAGCGTCTTTCTTCTTTCATTCGCGGCCTCACTTTCACTAAATAATCCAATAATGCGGGATGTTCAATCCGTCCCGCTTTTCTCTTCTCTTATTATCATGAAAAAACTATCTAAAGAATACTATTTTGAATTAGCTCAATTTTGCATTGATTATCATTCTGGCCAATGGTCAAGAGGATATCGGCTTATTTCCCGCCTATGCCCTTCTAATTTCTCCTCTTCACTATCTGAGGAGTTGAGAGAATCGGAAGCATATGAGTGGCTCGTCACAAACTACGCAGAAAAAATCTAATCCTATGTCTAAACTAAACTCATCTCTCCAATATAATCGCGCAAAGAATCGTTTCTTCGGTCTCTTGCTCTTCCTTTCCACTCTTGGCGCAATCCTGATATTTGCCCTATTGTAGCCTGTCACGCATTGCGGGCTATGTTCAATTCATTCCCGCATCGCTCATATTCGCCTTCTGCCGCATTTTTATTCTCTCTCTGCTATGTTACCATTCCTCTTTTCTGTCGCACTTTCCTGCGGCTTTGATCGTTTACGATAATCTTCCCCTCTTATTTTTCCCTCCACAACACAACAAACCACAACACAACACAAATAATGAATAACACGATAAAAAAACTAAACACGCTCAAAAATATCCCATTTGAACAATGGCCTCTCCATGGGGTAAAATTGAAAGCTGTTTCTTCAAATGCCAATGGCTTAGTAAATAGCGGGATAACAAAATGCGGAGTTTATTTTTTCCGTAAATGGCAAGGAAATAATTCTGAACTCGTTACACAATAAAACCCTCCACAATACAACACAAAAATGAATAATACACTCCACAATCGCCAATTTCCTCTTGGAATAATTCACGATGATGAAAAGCTTATTGTCATAACCTCACAAGGGACTCATTACGCTACGACATACGACCCTGCCGCCGCTCGCCTCATCGCCGCCGCTCCGGAATTGCTTTCCGCACTGGAGTTCCTGCTTGCGGATTATATCGCAATCAATGGGGAAAAGCTAACAGGTTCCTCGGTTCCTGCCGACAAGGCCCGCGAAGCCCTCCACAAAGTGAAAGGAGAGGCATGATCCAGAAACTAATTTTTCCCGGTGGTATTTTCTCTCCGGGCACGTTTGTTCTCCATAAGATAACAGGTAAATTTACGGGGAAATGTTCCGCATGGTTTGACTCAGAAGGGAAAATGACAGATTGCGAGTGGATTCGCAAAGATGGAAAGGTCTGCCTTATCCCTCCACATAAGCCAATGTATCGCTATCTGGAGTCCCTCGGGCCAATCTGGAAAGGAGATTCAAAATGAGCGCGGAATTTCATTCTATGTCAAAGCGGATCAAAGCGGCCTCCACACTCGCCGACCTTGTGAAGCTGGAAACTTCACTTGACCGATGCTGGAATGCGGGTTGCTTTTCCAAGGGCGAGTTTGTCGTTCTGGATTGCATGATTATCCAACGAAAAATGCGATTCGATTAGCCTTTTACAAGGGGTAGAAATAGTCCAATCCTATTCTATCCCCTTGTCCATACTTTTATATGACATACTTTGCACTACCCTACTGTTCCCTTTCAAGGGGTTCTATCTGCCCCTCCACAGCATCGGAACATTCCACGGGAACAATATCAATATCGACTGCTTTTTTTGGCCCTTCCACATGGAGCGAAATCATTGCATTTATGTTTAACCCCTTCCTATCGTGAAGATTATTCTCGTCCAATCCCAACGCTCTGGTAGCCATTTTCTCGTATTGCGCCAACACGTCGAGCCTTCCGGCTTGGTCTTTAATGTTCCCGCTTTTAGTCCTAATCTCAATCTGTTTTCTCTCCTCAGAAATTTGGGCGAGCATGAAATTGTAATGGTTTTCCGTTTCCCTCCGCATCACGTCTTCCATTTTCGGAGCCAAAGTGTTCGCCACTTCTTCGCGCAATTTAAGCCGCTTCGCTATCCATTTTCCCTGCACCATGAGGTTCTTCAAATAATTTTTGGACAACTTAGAAAACTCAGGAGTTTTGAGAATGTCACCAAGCTCCGCTCCCGCCATGTATAACTGTTCAATCTTCGCAACGTCCCACTTCCTGCGGCGTGTTCCCAGTGTCTCAGCGTTGTATTCTTGCTTCATACCTTCTTCTATTCTATACCCTTTCGCTTGTCAATAAATTTCCCTCCACAACAAACCAACCAAAACTAATGAAAATAACACCACACAAAACAGTTACACACGGAACCTGCCTTCCACCAGAGGCGTATATTCGTTTATGGAATGCCGCCGCCAAAGCTAATATCAGCGAAGTTCTTAAATTCAAATCCACAGTATACCCTATTAAAAAATGAGAACCTTTAACCTACACAAACAGAAACCTGTCTTTCGCATTAAAGACACTCACCTTTCTGGTGAGTCTGTGAAACGGGAGCTAATGGAAGCATTGGAAGCAGTCTTAGATTGCTATGGAGATGGCGATACTCTCCTCATGATGCAATGCAAGGCGGCCTTAGATAGAGCAAGGAGGAACCCATGAACATCCACGATCTTATGGCAACAGTTGAATGGTCGCATCCCATTCAACTCAATACAAAGCGAGGCGTTCGATTACTGAAGAAAGCTCCTATCACTCAGGCTTTTTGGAAAGTCTATGGTGAGGACAAGGAGTTATTCAAAAAACAAATGGGCGATGCCGGGATTCAGTTGGGCAAGTTCCGAGAGGAATGGCAGCTTACCCATTGGTCAGATGATCAACTGAAGTTTAAACAGATAATCGTTACCGATACTCAGGCCGAAGCGATTCAAGAATTAGATTTTTCCCCTCTACTGCACCCCGAAGGACTCTTGCCTTATCAACTAACGAGCGTCCAGATGGGTGTTGCCAGCATGAACAAATACAATCGGGTGCTTCTTGGACACTCTACGGGTGTAGGCAAAACATTCTGTGCTTTAGGTATTGCCAGAGAACTCGGCAAACGCATTGCGGTTGTCTGTCCAAAGCCTATCACTACCGATTGGCATCGTGCCGCGAAGATGATGGGCGTTGAAGTCTTTGAGATTTGCGGATGGGAGTGGGCCAAAACAGGAAAATCTCAACTTGGTAGATGGACAGACGAGAATAAGAAAACATTCCGATTTATGCTGCCAGAAGATGTCCTCCTCGTATTTGATGAGGTTCATCGCGGAAAGGGTGAAGCTACCCAAAACGCCTATCTTGTCCGGGATTCAGTAGTCCAGAACATTCCTGCCATTGCTTTGTCTGCTACCATTGCCGACGATCCAACTAAGCTGTGGGCAATCGGTCAGTTCCTCGGACTCCACCAAGGAGGAAAAGACTACTTTCGATTCCTCAGTCAGAACGGATGCCGCAAAACCCGCTTTGGAATGCAGTTTACAGGTGGTCATTCAGTTTTGAAGAGATTGCATAGCCGCATTTACCCAGAGCGAGGCAATCGGTTAAGACATTCTGATCTCGGTGATGCGTTTCCTGATACGCTAATCAAAGCCAAAGCGTTTGATATGGACAATGCCCGAAAGATTGCTGATGAATACGATGATCTCTTATGCCGAATTGATGAGTTGCGCGGCCTTGAAAACTTCTCGGCTAATGTTTTAGCAGAGCAGACCAGAGCAAGGCAACGCATCGAACTCCACAAAGCCCCGGCAGTCTGTGCGATGGTCAGAGACATGATCGAGGAAGGCAACTCGGTATTTGTAGCGGTGAACTATACCGAGACTCGCAAGTTCATCTTGGACGAGCTTAAAACTAATTGCTCTATTCATGGAGGACAGGATGAGATGGAAAGGCGAGGTAACATTGATGCTTTCCAACGCGATGACTCACGGGTCATCGTGGGAATAATTCAAGCTTGCAGAGAAGGGTTAAACCTTCACGATCTCAATGGCAACTATCCCCGTGCCGCTCTAATCATGCCTTCACCTTCGGTCTTTGACCTTAAACAGGTCTTAGGTCGAGTCCATAGATCAGGAGGCAAGTCAAAGTCCCTTCAATACATCGTATATGCCGCTGGGGTTGGTATCGAAGAGTCAATCTGCGAGAAGTTAGATACCAAACTGAAGAGACTCGATGTCTTGGCAGATGGCGAGGTTGATCCCACAATCTCACTCGCTCCTAAACAAATAGTATAATCCTAAAAAGCAAGAAGCCCACCAAGGAGAAATCCAAGGTGGGCTTTTTTGTGTCTTGATGGTTAGCTGATAATCCGAGGAGCTTCTTCTTCTTGCTTATCGAATCGCTTGCGGAATTGGCTCTCTTTATAGTAAAGGAATGCGGTTTCCAAATAGCGAATAGCTTCAAACCCCTCACCCTTGCGGGATTCTGATTTAATTACCATCATGCTTGCTGTATGCAACAGGCTTGCCATTGCATGGACTCGTTCGTTTAGTTTCTCATCCTCGCATTTGATAAAGGAAAAAGCTTCCAGAATTGTTTTCGAGGTTTCGTTTTGTGGTGTTTGTTCTGACATAATTATCTTTCTTTTAAGTAAATGTTGTTGTTTTTGAATACTCTAATTGCTTCTACATATGATTTGATTCTGTCTCTCCAATAAGAATCTGATCGTTTATCCCAAAGTTTTTTAACTTCAAGTTGCAGCAATGCTTGAATATCAATAATTAGGTTTATTGGTAATTCTTTCATTGCTCTTTCAAGAATTTCATCCAGTTTTCTTCTGCCGGATCGAACCATGACTTGTCTGAGAGGTCGATCAAGAGTTGGTGTTCTTGCACTTCTTCGGGCATCGTGCGGAGGACTTCTGAGTTGCTGAAGTTACCGACATTGAGAAGGAGGAAGCGATGACCGGATGGTTTATCGTCCTTACCTTGCTCGCTACGCACTCGGTTCCTAACCTCAGTCGAGGATAGTTTCTCAGTCTTCGCTGCTTCCAGAAGCTCGTCTTGCTTCTTTTTATTAGTCTTCTCATCTCCGAAGTTGGCGTTGCCAATCTCACGATAGACTGTGAACGGAAGCATTGGGTCACGTTTATCTGATGGGAATGCACGGCAAGCGCGAGCGTAACCTGACACGGTAGGGTAACTCTTCTTAAAGTTGGAGCAGAGTTGATTGACTACATCTTCATGCCCTGCGTTCTCTAACGCTACCACAGAGTCACCAATGATCCATTGTGCGCCACTCTCCAAGGTCAGACCGAAAGCAAACGCTGCTACCCAATCTTTCATTTCGACCTTACCTTTAGGAACGCACTGTGTCATTCCTGCGCCGATGTCGAACTTCTGAGTGAATGAGGACAATTCCAATCCATTTTTTACACTCTCCACAAGGGCAAGAGACTCGTTGACTGGTTCTTCGGTGGGTTCATCTTCGGTAATCTCAACTTCCACTTCTTCTACAACTGGCAAGGCAACACGCTCTTCGGCCAATTCCTCGGCCATGTCCAAGTCAGCACTCATCTTCTCATACATCTCCAACATTTCATCTGGTGCATCGTCACCAAGGTATTCGTTCTTCTGAAGTTTGCTCCATGCTTTTTTAATGTGAGTCTCAGTGATACTGATCCCCGGCCATTCGGTTTTAACAAACTCTCCCATTTGACGGAGGTAAGTTGACAGAGGCACAAGGACGCCTTCTTGAGTTGGGCTGAATAGTTCTAATTCTTTCTTTTTCATGTTTGTATTTAGGTTTAGGTTAGGTGTTCTGGGAGGAACATGATTACCAAGGGATTTCGTCTGCTTCGTCTTCTTCTACTATTGGAGCGTCGAGGTGGAAGTCTTCTGCCGCTTGCTCTACGCATTTGCTGAATGGGGTATTGAAACCCTTTGCCAAATAGAATTGATAGAGCTTGGTAAGTGCAGGCTTGCCGATTTCTCCGAGCCTCTTCCCTGCATGACTACCAGACGGGACAGTAACTTCAGCCCAAAGTTTTGGATCAAATGCTGCTGGCTCTTCTGCTTTAGATTCAGACTTTGGTTCTGACTTACCGATAGAGATTCCTTTGCGGTTAGCTTCGATGAAGACCGACGATACATACGAGCGAAGAGTTTCTTCATCCGTAATCTTTCCAAGGTATGCCATTCTAACAAGGCTATCAATGTATTGATGAGTCTCTACAATTTGATCGAGTGCCTGCTCAGGATTATCGGTTACGATACTCACCTTAGTTGTTTCATTCCGGCGCACAGGCTCGTCACTTACCCCATCGTATTCAACTTTAGCCGAAGCCGAAACCTTGATGACTTCGTTGTGAATCTGCTGACCCTCTTTATTCTTGTAAGATTCCTCCTCAAAGGTGACTCCATTCATCCCGTGCTTGCCGCGAGTTGAAGACAGAGTTACTGTCCTACCCTTAGCAGATTCGGGCTGAGTGTTCTTCCAGAAGGCAAGCTTGTAGTTCTTGCCATCCACTTCGATCTCGCCATTCTGGATGGTGTATGGGCCGTAGTTGCCTTCGTGTTGCTTCTCTGGGAAGAGTTTAATAATCTTCCCTGTTACTTTCTTGATGATGTCTTTCGGCTCAAGTCCGTCTAATTGGTTACTCATAATTTATTTACCAGTTTTCTTCGTTTACTTCCAGTTGTTTGATTTCTTTGGTTATTTTATCGTAGATTCGATAGAAGTTTGCTAACCCGCCGAGGGAGATGCGGATTTCCCATCGGCTGATTGGATCAACAGTGTCATCTATGTGTGCTGGTGGCTGACTTGCCATCCAGTCTAATGCTTCTTGCCTATTCTCTTCTGGTAGCATATCCAGCATTTCAATAGGTGGTAGTGGCTTGTTACTCATTTGATTTGTATGTTGCTTTGTAGTAGTGGCAGAAGGGTGCTACGGAGCAATAACGCTCGCAGCGAATATCCCCACCTGCTCGTTTTTCGATTGAGTGTTTCGCGCCATAGGTAGGAAGGAGTTGTTGCGCTTCCTCCAATGTGTCGCACACTTTTGCTGCTCGTTTGTTACCATCTTTTTTAATGGCAAAGGTATTTGATTTAGCCCAACGCTCTTTTGGTTCACAGCATGGGATTGTATCGTCTGGCATCGCTGCCGCTGCTTGGTGTAACTTGATTCTCTCCGCTGCGTATGCAAGACACTCGTCGTTATCCCAAAGTGGAATGTCAACAATGTGGACTGCGCACTGAGGATACTCTTTGTCATACTCAGCCTTGCTCGCCTGCCAGTCACGAAGGATGGCGACGATCTGACCTTTGTTAACTTCGTATCCGTAACTTCTCCAAAGACAAGCATTTAAATTAATTTGCGCCTCCCACTCAGATTTTCCACCGAGGAGGAACGAGAATACCGATGTTACCTTGAAGTCAGAGATTACCTTGTTACCTGTTTCGTAGAGGTCAGTTTGTCCGGTCAGCGTCCATCCATTGATCTCAAGGTATAGACGCTTTTCAGTCAACTCTTCCTCGCCACCCGCCAACTCAAGAACCTTGTGAACTGACTGACCGAGTAATGCCCACACCCTATCGGATGCGTCTTCCACGATCAGATCAGAATACCTTTTCTTAAGCTGGTTGATCTTAGGTGGCCCGATAAGCGTAGTCACGCTGATGTCTGCCTTCCTTGTGCCTGCCATATAACCATCGTGCGCCAACGCCCGATACATAGGTGCAGGTAGGTCGTAATTATTCGTGATCGTCATTTTCTGGTTCGTCCCAGTAAGTAGGTCGGATGCCGTGATCCATGTCGCGGCGAGCGCACTTGTGGAGAAAGTTCTGCTCTCTCTCCTCTTCAATTTCGGAAGAAAGATCGTAAGGCTCTTCTTCCCCATCGTTACAAGCCAAGCTCATTTCTCGTAGCACTTGGCAAGAAGTTCCGATACACCTTTGAGGTGATCGCCCTGCTTAACTACTGCCTGAGCATTGGGGAGATTGCCGAGGAGGAATCGTCCGTCTGCTGCTGCTGAAGAAATCAAGCGGAGGTAGATTTCAAGCTGGATGTTTGGTTCTACTTTCATGCTGTAACTTGCTGCTGGAGTTTCTGACTTTTCTGCTACTTCTTTTTTTACTGTTGGTGTTTCTTTCATTGGATTTTTATGGACGGAGGTTGTGCCGTTCACAAGCTGAATCTACATCCTTCGATTATCGTGTCAATAGTTTTTTATTATTTTTAGAAAATAATTTTATCGGTTCCGATAATTAGAAAACGCACCCCAGATTTCTCCGAGGTGCGTCAACCTAATGAATAACACGAATACAGCAACAAGCTGCGGAATCAATCTACATGAGCCTTGGCGAGCGTCAAGGCTTTTCTTTTTCCATCAATTTTGACTGCGCGAAATCCCTTGCATTATTGCCGACATATTCCATCACTCGGTCATAATCTTTACCAGACATATCGGAAAGTTCTTGGAAATTTTCTTTCATCACACGCGAAATTTCAGACCCATATTCTTTCACGAACATCTCAAATTCTTTGTTGGTCGGTTCACGGTCAAGACGCTTTGCAAGTTGGCTTCTGTTAGGGATGCTTGGCCCTCCACCTTGCTTTAAAACTAACTCATGGAGCATCACGGATTGTCTATCATTGGGTATCTCAAATGTGATTGGAATTCCAAGTTTGAATATCTTATCAGCGGCTTCATTTGCCAGTGCGGATTCTCCGAAAGCATTCAAAGATTTTGCGGATACAGCAGGCCCAATAAATGGGATGTTAGCCCACAACGCGCCTTCCAGAGTCTTTCTATCTACTGGCTCGTTTAATAAGTCAGAGAAGTTTTTTGCAAGACTTGATCCCAATCCCGGAATAAGAGTCTTAGCTGGAAATGCAAGACTCTTTGCCAAGCTTTCTACTCCGCGATCTCCGTATGATTCAAAGAGAGGTTTCGCGGCGAAAGCATATGGGCCTCGACGTAGTGAAGCACTCAATACAAACCCACCAACAATAGCCGCATCACTCATTTGAGCTGGGGTATTCGTCTCACGTTTTTGTTTTCTACGAATATGCCAGTCATCCACCGCACCAAGCATCATGGCAGGCCAAGCGAATGCTTCAAACCCTCTCATGGTATTGATCGTGAATTTAGTTTTACCGAAGTAAACGCTAACAGTATTCGGTTTGTTCTTCTTCATCCACGAATCGTAATATTGTGGGTCTTCACTGCGAAGAGGGCCGTTGCCAGTCACTACAATCTTGAATGGCTTGTTGTCTTCCTCGTCTTCCGTAGATGATGACATTGCTGCCGCGAATGCAAGCATGACAAGAGTTCCAGCGGCAGTCTCAGTCAATCTTTGACGATACTGAAGATCATTCCCTAAACTTTGTGCATATGGAGATGTCTTACCCATTTTTTTTGCGATATAATCATAGGCAAATCGAACTGCTCCATATGGAGAAAACCATGCCGTTTCTCGTAACACACGGGCAGGCACAACCGCAAATCCATAAATAATTCTGCTGAAGATTTTGATGAATTGGTTGTTTTTTTGATTGGCAGCGTTTGCCATCGTTTCAAGCAACCAAAGGGCAGGAAATGAAAATACGCCTTCATCACGGGTGTTGGTATCCTCTTCACGGAATGCGTCGAGTGATTGCCTGTTCCTACCTACTGATGACATAGCATCGTTGAGCGCGGCATCCATCACCTCTTGCGCTGGAAGCTTCGCGTCAGTCAATGCTTGTCTCCATGAAGAGATGAAGAACTCGTCTGCAAGAACTGCCGCTTTATTTTTATCGGTTCCGATAGCGATCTGGTCATTGTAGAAGTTTCGCTTTTGTTCCATCATGGCATTGAGCATCTTTGCTCCGTCCTTGCTGGACATTCCTTTCGCCTGCATGACGGCCAAGGCATATTTGGATACCGCTTGGTTCTGAAGTGAAGCGATAGCTCCATAGTCAAGAGCATTCAAGATGCGACGAACATAGTCCATCATACCAATCATCATGTTTTTTACTCCGTCCGCTCTATCGCGGGGAGTCTTGCCGTTGTTAAACTGATCTACGCCTTTTTTGTAGAGCTTCAGTAGTCCCTCATCATTCACCAAGTATTCGACATTCGAATAAACTGTGACGTTATTTTTGAAAGAGTATGCTACTGTGTTTGCCCATGACTTGATTGAGTCAATGAATGTAGTCAATGAAGCTGTGATTTGTTCCGGTCTTGCGGTCAACACACCATTCAAGGCTTGAGTCAAAACATTCTTTGCTGCCATACCAGCAGGAGAAAAAATGTTCACAGTTGCAGTTTGGATGCCACTCAACGCTTGAGCATCGTAATATTGCCCGATGACATCTCTTGCCCGAATAGGCAATTTGGCTTTAGAAATAATGTCTTGGATTACCTTATGCGCTTCAGCCTTTGTTGCATCAGCGGATTCTGGATTAGAAAGGATAGCGTCATTCTTGAGAAGAATCTTGTATTGCTCTGGTGTAAACCCAGTCCATCCATTAAGTGCCGCCATGTCACTCAACACATTCCTCGCTGGGTCTAATGCGCCAGCACGAAGGGCTTGCAATACCTTCTTGAATGCTCTGCGGCTTCTGGTATCTCCAGATTTCCAAGGTGCAGACTTATTGATAGCATCTGTGAATGCTTGCTCTTGCGCCATCGTGAAGCGTTTCTGTAGCGAGATATCCATCAACTTCGCTATTCGTTCAGCCTGTGCCAACGGCAATCCTGCTCTACGGAGGTAGTCACGCATGACTTCGTATCTCCAGTTAGGATTCTGTTGATCTTCCAGCGGAGTTTCTTTGATTGCTTTGACGATTTCCGAGATTGGGCCTTTCTCTATAGCTTTATTGATGGAAGATAGTTCTCTCGAAAGACTATTGATTTCATGCTGTCTCCAAACAATATCTGCCAGTGTCTCTGCTGCTGCCAGTTCTACCCCTGCTTCTTGTAGCTTGGCAACCAACATGGACTTCCAAGGAGCCTTGCGCCCCATGTCTGGACGTTGCTTTAGGTCAGTGGATACGATAGCACGGACATCATTTGTGATCTGCCTTGCTGCCGCTGGATCAAACGAAGGTGTATCAGACTGAATCTTGGCGAGCTTTTCAATCTCAGCATCAGCCTGCTTCTGAACTTTCTTATATTCTATATCCAGTTCCGCCTCCTCAGTCTTGCGTTTCTCTTTACCCTTATCAGTAGCCTTAGTAAACTCTTCTTTGATCTTACCAACCAAGTCAGTTCCAGTTCTGCCGCCAACCGCTGCAATCTCATCAGTCAACTCTTGCTCGGTTACTTGTGGAGTCTTTTCTACCGCTGCATAAGCATCCTTGATGGATTGAATCTGATCTTTAGCTGGGTTAGGCCCGTAGATGAATTCTGCTACATAGTTGGTGTAGGCATCCTGTTCTGCATCTCCCATAATACGGAAGCGTTGAGCTAACTCAAGTCTTGCGCGTAAATCTCTGGCAGCATCGCTCGCTCCAATTCCGGCAGTAGGTAGTTTGTTGATGTTAGTCAACATCATACCAAGCAATTTTTTATTTCCTTCTGCTGCGAGTCTGATGGAATACTCAAACAAGTCGTTAATGAACAACGCTGCACCCATACTAATCTCGCTCGCCGCGCCCGACTTATCTACTACTCTACCAATGTCGTTTAGCTCTTTAGCGAAATCAGTTCCACCCCTACCAGTCAATCTTCCCAATGCGCGGAATGCTTCAGTAGTATTCTTATCTGATACTTTCGATGGGTCAAACTGCTTGCGTAGGAGTTCTTGGGTTTTAGCAATGATGCCTTCGGGAGTTTTCTTTGGTGGGCCAACTTCTTCACCCATGATCTCTTCACGATCTATTTTAGCAAGCATATCTCCAAGCCCTTCAATTGGGCGCGGATTATACTCTGGAAGTTGAACAACATATTCAACTTGTTCCATAACTTTATCTAAAATATTTTTATCAACTTTGGTAAGTTTTTGGAATAGGCTGCGAATTGCATCAATAAACTTTTGGAATAAATTACGAGCATCTGGAGTTTCTATTTTTAAAGCTTTTAACTCATCACGAAATCTTGGACTTGTCAGAGCATGGGTAAGAAATTCATCATTTGAAATTAAAGCGTAAGCAGTCTCATAAGCTTGATATGACATTGGTTCTTGCCTGCCAGCAAGTGAGTTATTCCATATATTTATTAACCAATTACCTTTCCTTGCCATATATTGGCTATAGGATTCTGAATCTCTTTTTTTTGCTAAAGGAGACTTTGCTTGACCATAAACATCATTTAAAAATTGGACAGCAACTCTAAATGTTTTGTCTTTAGAATACTTTGATCTTTCTATCGTTTCCTTTCGGATTTTATCTATAGCTTCTCTAAATGATGGAATCTCTCGTAAAGCAACAGCAAGGAATCCATGAACAATTTCGTGGTTTATAGCCTCAACTAAATCCGGGCCTTGTGTAGCCTTATTAATTCTAATCGTTTCTCCATCAAAACTATTTTTGTTTTCTTTTAGAACATTGATTTGCTTTAATGCTTCTCCAATCTTTGGGTTCATGTCTATGATCCGATTGATCATGTCACTTATATCCCCGTAATTGTTTCTAATTAAATCAAGTGCATTTCCAGATTCAGATGCTTTTTGCGCTCCGCTTATTTGCGTTGGATTTGCCATTCCAAGTTCTGACCTACGCTGTTCTCTTGGAATATTAAGTTTTTCATCAAAGAATTGCTTTGCTGCCTCTCGCTCGTTTGGATCAAGACTTGATTTACTATTCCAAATGATTCCAACCCTGTCTGATCTTTGCTTTTTGTTTTTTGATTCGGCAAGGTAATCAACCCACTCTCTTTTGATTTTAGATATTTTAGATTCTGGAGCGGCGGCTGGCTCCGTTATCGTTTCCGATACTGCGGGGGTAGGCGCAACCTCTGGCGCGACAGGTATTGCTGGTGCAGCTTGCTCGGTGACTGGTGCGGGAGTGGTTGGCTTTTCGAGTGCAGCAATAAGTTTATTTTTTGCAATCTCAGCTTCGTTTCGTGCAGATACCCTTTGTAGCCTTCTTATATCTGGCGTTAACCCCATTCCTTCCCTTTTTACCTTATCAACATTTTGAGTTGCTATTTCATAATTCTGTATTGCAACATCAAGATCATAGTTTTCACCTTTTCGAGATTGCGCTGATTTCAATATAGCATCATCCGCTTTCTTTTTTTCTTTGTTATATACAGTTTTTTCAACTTGAGTTTCAATTGCATCTTCAATTTCGGATATGGAAGGATTGTCTCCGACTTGTTTTTTTACTTTAGCAATTAGGGATTGTGAAAATCCTTTAGGTAAATTTCTGGACGATACGCTATTTGAAATATATGGAACTACCCGCGATCCGCTCACGGCATCTTTTCTAACAGCTTCATAAAGATCGGGGTTTTTCTTTATATTCTCAAGTGCTACTGGAGGAACAAGGCTTTCAGCCGTTGGTGCTTCTTCGACTGCGGGAGTGACAGGCTCAACTGGAGCGGCCTCTGCGATGGTTGGCGCTACCTCTACTGGTGGCGTGACTACTTGTTCTACTGGTGCGGGTGCAGCTTGTGCAGGTTGAACTGGTAAGGATTCCTTAACAGTTGGCGCGGCAGGTGCAGTTTCTGGAGTGGTAATTACTTTAGCTAATTCAATCTGTTGCTTTTCTGCTTCGATTATCGGTTCCGATAAAAATTCTTCTCCAAGGAATTGCTTTAGTCCCGTAGCTTTCTTTTGCTCCTCGGAGATTCGCATCCGCAATTGCTGTGCTTTTGGGTCAGTAGGTTCCAGCGTGTCTAACTCTTGCCTTAAAGAATCAATCGCATTTTCAGATTGGTTAAGATCATTGATAACCTTTTTGGTTGTAGAATCAGTAGCAGAAAGTGATCTTGCTTCTCTATCTGCGGAACGATTAATGTCTTGTTCAGCCTTCTCTTCCGCTGAAAGAAACTCAATTCCCTTCAACCCGCCACCAATAACACCACCTGCCACTGCGCCCATCGTAGCTACTTGCGGGACATTCTGGAAAGTAGGAACATCCTTGCCCTCTCTTTGTAGTGCGATGTTCTGTGAGATTTGTTCTGCCGCCTCTTGAGTTCCTTCGGTCAAAGCCTCTACCCCGCCAGCAGCAACACCTTGCTTCAAGAACTCTCCGACGGTTTTCTTTGTTACATCTTTCCCTCTACCAGTAAGAATGCGTGTCGCTATCCTTTCCGCTCCAGTTGATGCGGCCAATGCTCCAATGCCAGCGTTAGTAAGAATCAAGTCCAAGTTCTTACCACCATATGATTGAGCTTCTGTAGCAGCGCGATCAGCTTCAACCTCGTCAAGACCTTGCTCGCGGGAGTAGTCTCTGACTGATTGATAGATGTCACCCTTAATAGAACCTGCTGCTTGGACCGCACCAATAGTAGCCTGCGCTCCAATTTGAACTGGTATAGATGCGCCTCCGGTTAATAAGCCAGCAGCTAAAGACGGAAGCATATACCCTGCCATTTCTGGCCCAAGTGTCTCTGGAGATACAGCTACAACTTTAAGACCAGCCATAACTTTATTGCCCAAACCTTTTCCTTCTGCTTCTTGGAACAAGCGAGATATTTCTTCTTTGTCTTGCTTGGCTTGAGCCGTAGTAAACTGGTCAATGTAATCTTCTACTCCAGCAATCTCTTTAGACACCTTGTTATTTGCGCCAAATAGATCAGTAAACATCCTTACCGATCCAACTGCTGATTTCGCAAATGCACTACCTGCCCTGCCAACCCCTGCTTCTAATTCTTCTGCTGTTGTTTGAAGTGTATCACCAATAGAAATGCCTACTGGTTCTTGTGCAGCAAAAATATTAGGGTTTTTTGAAGCGTAATCAACGATCTCATCAACACTATATCCAGAATCTTTAGCTTTGCGGAAGCCTTCATTTTGCTGTCCAAGGAAATCTATAATTTCATCGTCGTTATATCCAGCCTCCCGCGCTTTGGCTATTGATTGAACAGAAAATTCCATGCCTTTATATTTACTTCATGGGTTAGACCAATCCAAGATTTTTATTTATTGATCCCAAAGAAAGAACCAATTGGCGGGCGTTGCCCTTGTTGTTGCAAAGGCGCGGCAGTTTTCAAGCGAATAAACTTAGCATCGTAAGTATTTGCTGCTGCGGTTTGCGATTGAAGCATTTGAACGTTTTTTGCTAAATCATCAGAAACTTGAATTTTAGTATCTGGTTTATTGCGAATTTGAAGTTGCGCTGGAGCTTGTCTGCCTAAAGAATCTTTTCCGGAAGACGGAATAATATCAATAGCTAAAGCATCGTTATTTGCTTTAGTTAAAAGATCACGCAACTCTGGATTTGATCCAACTGCAATTGAAGCATTTTGCCAATCCCTCAACCAATTTAGTGCAGATTTAGCTTCTGCGTCACCTTCAATTTTTTTAGAAACATTGTAACTTATTTCACCATTTTTATTTATATTAAATGATGGGGAATATTTTTCAATTGCTTTTGGAAGTTCAACTTGATCTGTAAGTCCGGGAATACCAAGTGCTGCCGATGGAGAAAGTTTAACTACCGTTCGCCCTTTTGCTGGCTTGTAATCTTCCAGCATTTTTTGATTTGCAAAAATAATGGAGTTATTATCCATTTCAGATTGTTGTTTATCAAATGGTAATTTGGCAAACCTATCTTCGATCTTGATAAATTTCTCAAGAATATTTTTAGGTGGAGGTTCTTTTTGCATTTCTGGCAATACTCCTCTTATTGCTTGTTCCGCTTCTTTTGTTGGGCCTTGTGGCATTACAGGAAGTTGAGCGGTATTTTGTTTATCAAGTTCCTCCCTTGCTACTGCCATTCCAGCTTGATTTTGTGGTGCTGGAATTTGCATACCGGGAAGTTGTCCGGCAACCATTGGATTAACTCCAGTTTGATCTGTAATTGGTTCTGCATATTGAGTTACATCACCACCTTGATTCAAGGTATCTACAAAACTTTGAGCGTCAAATCCACCGCCCCCTCCTCCGCCTGCTCCACCACCGCTATAACGATCCTTATATGCTTCGGTTTGACTCTTCTTTAAAAAATCATCAGCTGCAATTTGAGTCATTTCAATTCCAGCTTTAATGGCTGGAAATAATCTGGCATTTCCAGTTACCGATGCGTCTGTCAAAAATGGAATGAGCTTTGCATATGCTTCACCAGACTTGCCTTCTCCAGCCAATTTCATCGACTCCTGCATACTCTGCTGCAAGAATGGTAGCATCTCCTGCGCTTGCTTCTGTTGCTCTCGTTCACGAAGAACCTTGCCTACATTGTCTCCAATTTTAGCCAAAGAATCTGCCACCCAATCCGTTGATTTGGATGCTCGCTCCGTTCCTGTCATTATGAGTTCTGCGATAGACATAAATTATTACCTTCCATATGCTCCTGATGGATCATAATAATAACCCCCACTTGTTCCAGTGGATGGTTTTTGATATGATAATTGTGATGGAGCTACCTTATATGCGTTTGCTGCTCCTATTTCTCCACCATAAAATCCAGATGCGTTTGGAGTTGTTGACGCTCCCATTTGACCATAAACACTACTCATTCCACTCAACGCGCCAGAAGTAGCCTTACCAATGTCAGAGACACCTTGTCCAACTGCTTGCTGTGCTGCGTAGCTTGCGGCAATGTTTTCTTTATTCGCTCCGTAGATTTGCGTGGCAAGACCAGACTGAGCATTGAAGATGTTTCCGTAAATATCACCTGTCATCTTAGCTTTCTGCAATCCGACTTCTGCTTGGGCAGTTTGGTAGCCAAGTTGTAGTCTTCCTACATCAAGTGGTTCTGCTTGGAATGCTCGCGCCAATTGCTGCCAGTTCATTGCTGTGCCTTGGATACTTGGAATTGCTGCCAATCCTTGCCTTTGAATATCAAGTGAAGTTAGCCCAAGGTTACGCGCCATCTGCCCTTGTGCGGCTTGAAATCCACCAGCTTGTCCTGCCGTTGCTGGGTTAAACCCTGCTCCAGCACTCTCAGCGACATTACGCATGATCTGATCTTTAACATCTTGCGGGACTTCTCCTTTAAGATATTGAGAAATAACATCCATCGCTTGCCCGATCTGGCCTTGAGCTTGTTGGCGTTGCTGCGCTGCTCCGGGTTGGAATGTCTCAAGCTGTTGACGATAGTAATCTGAAATCTGACCAGCATCACCAAGCATTGATCCAAGATTATATTGAGGTGCTTGCACACCTTTAATCATCTTACCAACTTTTTTCTGACCCTTTTCGTATCCAGCTACAGCTTCTCTCTGCTGCTTTTTAAATGTTGCCGCTGCTGCACCTTGAGCTTTCTTTGCTCTATCTGCCGCCGACATTGAGATAGCCGCTGAAGTCCCAGCGGCAGCAACAGCGACTACTCCAGCACCAATAGCAAGTGCGGTGGAGTGAAACATCTGTGGATGCTTGTTGCCTAATGGGTCTGGTAAAAGAAATCTCATTTGATTAAATCAGTTCGGTTATGCCGCCACTTCTGCACCCTTGGGTCTTCCTTGGCGATGTGGGGATTAAAGTCTCTCGAAGTGATGCTGTCAATAATTTCGTCTGGATCAGTTAAATCAGTTACATGACAAGTAATCCATATTGTGTCTTTGTGAGTAGCCAGCAACCGCCTCGTTCCTGCTTCTGTGATGCCACTGTAACCCGTTTTATACCTATGGGCAGGGATTCCATGATACCAAACACTCACATCGCCCTTCATAATGAAAAATGGATGCGTTGTCAGATGGAGTAGAGTAGTTAGAATCGTATCCTTCGGTATATAGATTTCCCGAATATACATTCCCGGCGTGAACCTGTGAACCAATGGACACTCCCTTGGAGGCAGCTTTAGAATCTCCAAATCCATCAAGTTAAGTTCGTAGTCCGGATCACCATACCCAACCACTTTCCTTGCGTCGATCTTGTCTGGAATTGTCAGTGTCATCTATAAAGGAAATAATCGTTGGGTGATGGTGAAAGTAAATCAGACCCGATTAGGTTTTCTGCCCGACTATAGTTTGAGAAGCGAATTGGAGCGGCAGTTGGAATTTCTGCATTTGACATCTCCTTCTCTTGCTCTTGCACAGCCAATGATAGGTTACTCAAGAACTCCTGCGCCTTACGATTCTCACGCGAGTTCAATGCCAATACAGCATAGATCATCGCGTCAGGAATAAACTCAACTAATTCTTTTGGATCAGTTAAATCAAAGTATTTCTTCGATGCGTAGAGCGTGATACACTCGCAGGTCTTAGGTGCTTTGAACCTACGGAATGTAGGATTAGCATCGTTCGGTTGATAGATTGCTATCAGCGTTTTTGCTTCCAATGCAGTATCGTAGGCATACACCCGAATCCTACCTTTAGTAATTGGCTTGGTTACTCCGCGAATCCCTTTTACAAGAAGATCGGATTTAGCCAGCGTTGGAGGATTGGCGGTAGCCACTTTAACCTTGTGGTAGGTGTCATACTGGTCTTGTGCTTCAAACATCAACTCTACGCCGATGTCTTCAACTTCCTCGGCCATTACCCCAATTTGGTATGGATGAGTTGTATAATCACGGAAGAGAACATGAAGTCCTCCTACTTCTACAATTCCTCTATGGCATGAGTTCCCTGCTTGCAGAGCAAAGGCATTGGTTGCGTTAAACCATTCATCTGCGAGGCTCGCAGATTCATCCCCGACCCAAGCAAGTTTGATTTGCTCATATCGGGCTGGAAGCGTGAAACAATCGTTTACGCAACAGATTTGGACATACTCTTCTTGCGAAGTCCAGCCTCTCTTATTCCACAACAATCTCCTCGCTTGGTTTACAGCTTTGACTCCGCGCTCATACGAACACGTTCCACTGTCTCCGACGAAACCCTTAACGAGTTCCACCATCTCTTCGAGGGTATCAGCCATAGGGATTATCGTTACCGATAATTACTTTTGGTAGCCTTGTTTTGGAGTGCCAGCAGTCGTGTAGATGCTTGGCTTTTTGGCTCCAAGGTTTGGCATATTACCCATACCTTCGCCGATTTTGCCGCGAGTTGGTGCGCCGCCAGAGACGAGCTTTGGGTCTGTTCCTTTTAGTGGTGTCATATGTTTAGTTTTTCTTTGTGATGGCTTATGGTTGTGAGGTATGAACCGCCATCCAGTTCAAGCTCGTAATTTCTGCGATGTTGTTATCAACGCGAATTGTAAATCCTGATGCGTTTTGCGAGATAATTGTGTAAAGCGGGGTTGTTAATGGAGTTCCAGAACCATAGATAGGAGTCAATGATATTCCATAAATAGCAGTTGGAAGAGGAGAACTAAAAGTAATTCCAATAGATGTTGTATCTCCAGCCGCTATTCCTGTTTGCGTTCCGTAACGAACTTTAACAGTCGGAATTGCAGCAACAGTTGTTTCCAATGTATCGACTCGCGTATCAAGTGCGGTAATCTGTGTTTGCTGGTCAGCAAGGTCTTCGTTGATTTGAGCAACTTGCGCTGGAGTTACATCGCCCAATCCCGGCACATTGATAGTTCCATTAGAAAGAACTTCATCAATGAATACTTGAAATACATTCTGCCAGTTACCAGTTGGACAGAAGTCATCTGGAACATTTGGAAATGTAAGTGCTGGCGATGACGATTGATTGTCCATAGTTTAATTGACGATATTATATTGCCAATATTTCTCTTGGCAACACAAAAATGGTTCGCATTCTTGATTTTCTTCTGGGCAATCACCAACTGGAGAATCGTCGTTGTTCTTGATGTTTGCCATCAATCTTACTCGGTCAACTGTAGCTGCTCCGGTTAAATTTACTTTGATCTGAAACTCACTTCCCTCCACCGATGGGATGCCTGCCAAGTCATTGCACTCACTTGGGTCAGGAGTATTAAACTTGTAGCGTTTGTAGCGATTGCCTCCTCGTTGTGGAAAGCATTCAGTTACTACTGGTGAACAAGGGTTGCAACCGAATGTCGTAGGCACTTTCAGTTGTGACCAGCAAGGATTAGAGTCAGCGCGGAAATCAACGTAACTATCTACTTCACCCTTAATCTCACTCATCCACATTTCTCCACCAGTAATCTTTTTGCGGAGAAACTTATTTGTAGCCCCACTTCGGTTGAAGTCATACCTACCAGTTGTGAAGAAAGATTCAATCTGTCTTGTTCCATTTGGGCCATAGTCGTCGCCTTGAGCTATGGTAAACTCGTAAAGTCGGTTCTTGTTGTCTGCGTCGAATGAGAATCCAAATCCTCGCTTCTCACCTTGGATTAATGCAGACAGAAGTTGAGTTGGTCTGATGCCCGTCCAGATACCATTCCAACGAAATTGAAGCTGTGCGTCTGGTGCGGGTGAAGAAGATTGGTCGAGATCAAGAACCACCATTCCACGATGATACCTATTCAGTCCTTCTACACCTTCTGCTCGGTAAGTTTGTGGCGCAACTGTGCTAATTAGATAGTTGTTGAAGAACATCGTAGAAGCGAACTGCTTCATCCACGGAGTATCATTCTCTACCCACTTGTTTACTTCTCTTGAAAGTTTACGAAGTGAAAAGTATCTGGCAAATTCAGATTGGCTATTGGAGTAGAATGCCCAACCATCGTGTGATCTAAACCAAAGCTCAGAGTTGGCTAATCCAAGGTATGGCGATGTGCATCCGCGCCCAAGGAGTGAGATGCGTTGGATGTTAGATGTATTCCATTGTGATCTTGGAATAGATACATCCATTGAGAATGCTCCGTTACCAGTAAGGATAACAAGCTCGCCTTGGCCACGAAGGTTAGTTCCAATCTGTGGCATGACTTTCATCCCTGTGATATTTCCCATCATGGCTGGAGTCGAGAATGCTCCACCCTCTGCCCAGTATCCAATCTCTGTGAAGTTCTCGGTATTTTTCGTATCAGTAAATCCACCACCATAAATGATGTCAGAAGCGTAGATTTGATTGAACTTGTCAGCTACAAAAACTCGCCCGAAGGCATACTCCATGATCGTTCCAATTGGCATCTTTGCCAAGTATGGGTTCAGTCGGTAGGCAGGAATTTTAACTGTGCCATCTCCAACTCCACTTCCGGTTGCCGTGAATTTTACTCCAATTGTATTTGATGGCGCGCCAATCAACATGAAATCTGTAGTCCCAACCGAAACAATCTCGCAGTAGTCTTGGTTTTGGATTTCGCTTGCTGTAAGGGTTCCTAATACTCCATCCCATGCTATTGCATTCTGGTAGCCGTTTTGGATATATGCCCGATCTTCGGCTTGCACGAACCATGTGTGCATCATGCCCGGATCGTTGCCTTCGATGATCTTGTAGGCGAATGCGCGGTTGTTTACCATCTTCAGAAAGTAGATAATCCCAGATACAGATAGCAGGATACCATCGCTCGTTCTGAAGTTAGTCGCTCGATATGAATACGCACCTTGGAAGTTACCACCAAGAATATCGTTAACGATAGTCTCGGCTTCTCCATCTCCAGCGATAATCGGAATATTCCGAATACTTGGCCTTGTCCGGTTAATGCCGCCTCGGAATGTCCTATTAACCGACTCTGATACTACAGACTCTGGTAAATACGATGGATGAGTATCTGCGTCTTGCGCTATGATACTTGTGAATCCATCAAAGACTGATCCTTCTGCTGGCATTAGTAAACAGTGCGAAGTTCACCAGTTGCCGTTTTATAAACATCATTTACAGCCAAACCACCAGCAATTGCAGCGGTATTGTCGGCGTAAAGCGGAAGACCTAATAAACGAACTGTTCCAGAAGTGGTTATTTCTACTTTTGATCCTGTGGTTGATACAAATCTTAAATTAGGTGTAGTTGTAGAACCAAAACAATCAATAAACCATCCATTAGCATTATCTAATGATCTTTTAAGCATTACTTGACCACCTTCATTAATTGAATCAAGTCGATTAACTACAATTTCTCCTGTGGTTGTAACTATTCCAGTAGTAGTTACGCTTGCTGCATTAACTGCTCCAGTAGCAGTTACGCTCATTGCAGTAATAACTCCAGAATTTATTGCTCCAGTAGTAGTCAATGGTTGGATACCAAGATCAACTGGGCCGGACTGGAGAACACTATTGAGGGTAGCAAACTCCACCTTGCCAGTAGAGTCTTTTCCAAGAACAGTGCTGTTAGCTCCGTTTGTCCAAGTCAGATTGCCAGCACCATCAGTTTTCAAAACCTGCTGGTAAACTGGACTCTGAATTGTCTTCTGACAAGCAGCAGAGTCTTCTACCACCAATCGTTTCCCATTAGCAGTTGTTTCGAGCGGTTCACATAACAACGGAAAGTTCGTGTCGCATGGTGGGCATGGTGTGCAATAACTCATATTTTAAATGTCTTTTGTATCAACTTTGCTGTAATATTCAATAGCTTCTTTCGGTGCGTTTGCAAACCAAGAGATGTAGTCTCCGCAGTCGATGCCGATTGCTGTGTTTTTCCAATAGATTAGATTTTCCATGTTAGCAATCTACAGCATTCGCAAATTCTGGCAATGTTTTAAGATATAGATATGCTTGCTTGATTGGGTTTTCTCCAGAAAGATTAGTTTTGAATTCTTTGAAAAATTGATCTATTTTGTTTTCTTTTTTATTATCAAAAATTTGAATCAATACAGATGAATTATCTTTATCTGATGTTACTTGCAATGCTTTAATGTAAGCGTTTTCAATTTCAATTTCTTGATTGAATGCTTTTGCTTTATATGTTTTTTGTAGTGCCATAGTTTTATTTTAAGGGATTGTTTGATTTAAACTTCTTGCTACTTCATACCAATTACTTCCATCAGATGCAAGCGTTATGGTATCGTTTGTTGTCCCAGCAAAACCTCCTGCAAGTAGTAAATTGTTTCCTGTAAATAAATTTATACCATCATTAAGCATTTTTAATGTTACAATCCTACCTTTTCTTGCAATAGTAAATGCGAATATTGCACTTGTTCCACTTATATTGATAAGATTAGACCATTCTGGAAGTGTTGGTATTGAGCTTGTAGGAATTGTTGGAATATCTATACCTACTGGTTGTGTTAAAAAATTAACAGTATTTTGATTAACTGAATAAATATTTTTAGCTTTAACAGTATTAAAAACTCCACTTACATTAGAACTATTTATTGCAATATCATTTAATTGATATGGGCCAAATCCTGTTCCGTTTGTAAAAGAATTTACAATTATATTATAACAATTTGTCCCTATTGAAAGTCCGTTTTGGTAAAATGCACCTGCTTGTCCCCTGCCATTATTGTAAACATATAAATTTTGTATTGCAATAGAATCGCAATCATTGGCTATTATCATTCCTGAGCCTTTGCAGTTTAAAGCTGATGTAATTCCAATAAATTGAGATTCTCTAACATTTTCTAACCAAAATGCAGATGCGTTTGGATATGAGGGCCAATCTGGATGAAAATCTGTTGCATAACCAGTATATTCTGCCCAAAAACTATAAAAATATAATTGAATAAAATTTGAAGCAAATACTGCTCCAAGATTATCAAAACTTGATCCACAATTTATTAAAAAAATATTTGCTCCAAAAGGTATTGTTGGAGCGGTTAATTTAAATCCGTGATTTTTATTACTAAATGTTGAACATTTTGTAAGCACAACTCCAGTTTCACCACCAGCAATTTGAGTTAAAAAATAACCATTCCCTTCACAATTTTGAGCAAAACAATCAGCAAAATTACCCCTTGGATTTATTCCGTGAAATCCATCTCCTAAACAATATTCAACCCATATTTTTTCTACATTAAAATATTGTCCTCCAGTCCATTTAAATCCATGCCATTGTGAAAATATTTGTATATTTGAAAATAATGAATTTAAAAAAATTGATATACAATTTATTCCAGTATCAATGGATGTCAAACTTGGTTCTAAACCTATCTTTGTTCTTATTGCAAAATTTGTTAATGTAATTGGTGTAAATGTTGGATAACCATCAATTTCAATTAATGCTCCACCAACAAAATGCCTTTCTAATTTAGCATTTAAACTTTCTCCAAATATTCCAGACCCAGAAAATATTTTTAATGTAGATGTTACTTTATATGTTCCATTTGGAATATATACCATTTTTGTCGTATTTATAGCAGCTTGAATCGCAGCAGTATCATCAGCGACATTATTACCCACCGCTCCGAAGTCTTTTACATTGACCACATCTGCAAACCGATTAGCCAATGTCCTTGCCGTAGTCGATCCTGTTGCAAGAGCCGTAGCACTCGATGCGTTGCCAGAAATAGTTCCTCCAGTCACATTTCCTACAAAACTGTTTGCCGTCACTACTCCAGCATTACTCACAGTCATCTGGTCAACGCCACCTACGCCGATGATTGCCTGTGTTCCGTCTGTGGATGCTTTAATGTTTGCGCTCATGTTATTTAAGATACTACTGCTAATTTCCTTGGAGTCCCTGATATGTCTTTAATTGTGATATATCCAACAATTGTAGATGGTGTATTTGTATAAGTTCCAAATCCAACATTCCCACTTGCATCTACACTCAACACATTTTGCGTAGTTGCGCCTGCGTTTCCCCGTGCCAGCTTAATCGTGCCGTCTGGTGACGATGGCACTGCCAGAGTAAAGTTCTGCGTTGCTGTCGGTGATTGTCCGATCTGGACTGCGTTTGCTTTGATGAGACTCATACGATTGTATAGGTGCTGCCTGCTGGCACTGTTAAAGTGACTCCGGGGTTTACTGTGATTGGCCCTGCTGACATGGCGTTGCGGTCAGTTGTGATCGTGTAGTCAGTTACCATTACTTGGTCATTTTCGTAGAATACTCCAAATGTATTTCCACCAGTTGGAGCCTTGCCGCCCGATGTGCCTCCAGCGGCTTCAACTGCGATACGAGCGTAGTAAGCTGCACGATTTACAATCTCATTCAATGCCGCCTCACTTGGGCCGCACGGATTGCATTTAGAACTTCTGGAATTTCCGCAACTCATAGTTTTATCGTTAACGATAGTTAGGTTTTTGTCAATGATTATTTAGCCTCTATGATTTCGTAGTCATAGATTCTTTTGTCTTTCTCGTATCTATCAAAATAAAATCTGATCCAATACGCGCCTGTTGGTTTTGGTGGGCCACCCCTTTCAACGTGCCATCCTCCATATCCATCTGTAAATTCTTCCTTGTATCCACCAACCTTAATATGAGTTTGGCGAAACTGTTCAATAACATCAGAACTATTTAATTTGATTCTTTGAATTGGAACTTGCCAAGAATCGTGAGTGTGCCCAGTTAAAACAAAATCGGCATCAGCAACATACACGGCTTGTCGGTTTGTTTGGATAACTCCGCGAGTTACTGGGCCGCCGCCACCACTGCCATGAAAATACCAAAGTTTGTATAATTGAATTCCAGCTATCTTGCCGTTTGTTTTGCCGCTATAAAGTGAGAATTTGATGAATCCAGAGTATCCTCCCCTACGGGCAATCCCGCCATTACTTCTCAGTCTTTCAACTAATCTTTCACCAAGATCACTTTCATGGTTTTTCTGAATAGCACTCTCATGGTTGCCAGCCGCTCTTACAGTGAGTATTTTCTTGTAAGGATCAAGATACTTTGCGGCGGTTTCAACTAACGAATCCAAGTAATTTCCAGTTGCGTGTTCTGGGCGCAAATCTTTTTTATTGCTTCTCTTGTCATACTTGCCCTGCATCGCGCAAAAGAAATCTCCTGCATCAATTACAGGAGCATTCCGTTGTAATGCTAAATCCAAGTGCTTTTTTAATTTTGCTCTGTCACACTTTGGATTGTCCCAGTGAACATCACTCTGAAGTAATACCCATTGTTCATCTCCAACTTTAGGAAGGAATATTTCAATCGTGTGGACATTTCTATTTATTTCTTTGAAATTCCACTTTGATGTTTTCATATTTTATCGGTTACGATAATTCCGTTAAGAGATATGGAATCGTCTTTTGGTTATATCTATTCATTTCTGAATAGACAAGGTTAATGAACCCATCCCACTGTGATGGATAGATCGTTTGGCATCCCAATGAACTTGTTGTGTTATACCCACCTTTATGGATGTTTATCGCAATCCCCATCGAATCACCTTCACCATCTCGCGTAACAGGGAGTTGTTCTTTTGCGTTAGCAGGTCGTAACGCTGGGTAGCCACCTCCGGGTTTAGAGATACCATGATTGCCTTTGCGAAACCTATGCACGCCCGTTTGAAGCACCGCAATACCTTTCTTAAAAATTGATGGATCAGTATTGGCGTTAAATGTAGCATGAACAGAAGGAGATAATAATATGATCGCATCGTCGTAGATACCCCTTTGATTTCCTGATGGCTGGAATGTTTCTGAGTAGTATCCACGAATCCCAACCAAACAAACCAAATCCTCGATCCTCGCTTTGATTACCATTGCGAGAGTCTTTTCCTTGGCCTGCTGTGGTCTGGAGTTTGGAATCATTATCCTTTACGAACTACATTGATAAGTCCAACAAGTCCGAGTCCTGCGACAAGAATAGCTTCTTGAAGTTCCGGTTCGATCTTTACTCCGACTGCCGTAGCAATCAAGATAATGCCGCGCCATGTGCTATTTTCTGATAGCCGTTGAAGTAGTATATTTACGATTTTCATTTTTTTGTTCCTTTTGGTTCTGGAAGTTCATAAGTAAAACTTCCGTATTGTGTCTGTAGAGAAATTCCAAGTGTCTCGCATCCGGTCAAAAATGCCATTGCGAGAAATGCAAGCGAAATTAAGATAAGTCCAAGTGCTATTTTTTCTGGTTTCATTGTTTACGAATTTTGTTAAACATATAAACTATCGTCATAATTCCTGCAATTAGAGAAACAAATAATCCTCCAACCCGCAAACCAGCTTCAATGTGTGGCATTAAGCTAATCATGAATCCAGTAAAACTGGTAGTTGTTCCAATAATTCCAGTGAATGTCGTGTTGTCGTTCATCCGTTTAGAATGTTATTGGTTTCCAATGCACTTCTACCTTATCAGGGAACCACTCAAGGTAGCTTTCCCATTCTGTTTCTGGGCCGGGAGGTTCTGCTTTGATTAGTTCTACAAGCGTAGGATCAACCCAGTCTTCTGGAACTGGATATGGTCGAATTGTATCAATGCGAGGATTGCCTTCATCGTCCAGCACAACACTGAAAAGATACTTGTCTCCGTTTGGAAATATGAGTCCGTATGTTTTAAGCATAATAATTATGTTCCGTAAGCTACTTCTACTGCATCTACAGAAGCTACCCACCGCCATGTTTCAGAGGTGATACCAGTAACCGAGATGCGAAGCGTATCATCAGCGTTATTTGCAGAAAGTGCAATCGTTGTTCCTGCGGCGTTATCAGTTCCAATAGTTACTGGAGCGTAAACCTGTGAAGAGGTTCCACCAATATTCTTAACGCAGTATTGGCGCAAGTAGTGAGCTACGGCAGTTCCATCCGATTTACTTCCAGTAATGTTAATTGTGCAGGCGATAATCTTTCCAGACGGAATTCCAAGATAGGTTGTCGCTCCATTCAGTGCCATCTCTACTCCAGTATTGGTGGTAGTCTTGCAACGAAGAACAAATCTTGCGCGTTGGGCATCGCCTGATCCAGATGTTCCAGAAAATGATCCATTTGCATGAGCTTGCATTCCAATTCTATTTGCTAATGCTGAACTTCCTCCAAGTATTGCGCTATTTGATGCAGATGCTGTATTCCCTATCGCTCCATCACCTCCTCCAGCAATTACAGAAGCATTTCCGCTTGCAAGATTGCTTCTTCCAGCACCAATAAACGCAAGAGTTGCAGAAACATTATTACTAACACCACCAACAAGCGCATTGTAATCTGCTGCACTGCATTGATTTGAAAGACCAGAACAGATAATTGATCCCAACGCAATGCAAGTATTAGCTTCCCCTGCACAAATAACGGATTGCGCTCCACTTGCAGTATTATTTTTCCCTCCACAAATTACAGATTCACCTCCACTTGCAACTTGAGTTGCTGCGGTGCGTGAAAGTTGCAAGTCAACCGCTTTAGCACCTCGCGCATTCCCGCCAGTTGTTGTTCCATCTGGTTTTGGCCCAAGAATAAAAGCCCCCGTGCCTTTCGGCGCGAGGACGAGTGCGGAGTTGGTCGCGGTAGTGTTCTCGGAGAGAGTTACATTCGTGGATACGCTATGCCCCGTGAGGAGCGTTCCTGCGGTGATATTAGTCGTGAAATTAATTGCTCCTCCACCAATGCTGGTTTCAAGCTTAAAGGTAGCTCCAGAGACATCACGGACAAAATAGTTGGTAGTGGTGTTGAGTCCAGTTCCACCTGTGAGCGCAGTGAATCGAACGGGTTGCCCATTGGAAAACGCAGAACCTGTAGCAGTAATAACATCTGTTAGAGCATCACCAGTTATTCCAGTAATTGAAACAATAGCGTCTTCGACAATAAGACCAGAGTTTTGCAAAGTAGCACCAGAGGTTCCATCCGCACGAAGGATAGAATTATCAACTGAGCCTGTGGTAATACTTCCTCCAGCAAAGTTCCATACAGCACCAGTTCCGGGATGTCTGAAATAAATTTTTTGATCCGTATGGTTTATTGCGCCTTCACCCAAGGCAAGATTTGCAGTCGTAGGAATATTCCCAGCAACAATTGATTTTTTTAATTTTATGACATTGGCCATGATTTTAGGTGAGTTATAAGGAGGCGCGGTA